TAATTTTTTAAATTTACTTACCCAGAATGGCGGATCAATGATATTTTGTATATGTGCCAACTGTTCATCGCTAAACTTTTGTAGCATAGTTTTTCCGCTTGTACTATTTAAAACTAACCACGGACTAATTTTTCCATCTTTAATATCATAACATGCACGACTTAGACTAACATAATTGAAATAATGGTTCCAAGCCGCATTATTTGCTTCTCCCCACTCTTGCATGTGTATGATGCTACGCTCGAGAGCTGTCTCGACAGATTCTCGTTTAATCAAATCGAATACATACTGTTCATATAATTCTTCTCTACACCAATGGTCTAACTTCACTCCACTAGTGACAACATAATCGATGAATCTCTCTGGGTATAAGGGGTTAACATTACTGACAAAACTACCAAATTTAACAAAAGCATTATAGTAAGGACTTTTTGCAAACTCATCATAAGTCTTACTACCTTTATTGTTTTGAGTTGTTTGATAAAACCTATTAAAGGTATCGTAGCCTAATACTACATGTCTTTCTGTACGTGCAAGTGCTCTGCGTTTTTGTTCGCAAACATGCACAAACAGGGTTTTTTCCTGCATAAACCCTTTGTTACAATATTGACATACGAATGGTTGGTTAGCTAAAGCCATCATTTTAATTTTTTAGCAATCGTTGCTTCATCCATGCCGTGTTGACGTGCAAGGTCTTTAATTTCTTTATCTGTTGACATAACTGCCAACATTTCTATTTCATCACGTTTAGCATTAGGCATTAATTCTTCTAGGAATTTTGCCTTTTTACTGCCACCCGCTTTCTTTTTAAAACCAATCCATTCATGATAGAATTGTGTAGTACCATCATAACTACACATACACAATAACTGCCAAAGTAGCTTAGGATGTTTTTGTAAAACATTCCAGTTCTTGTTAAAATACTCATTAACGGTTAATATAAAGTGTTCTTGGATTTCACGTTTATTACTTTTTACACTACTGATATAACGGTTAAGAATGTATAACTCGCTCTTAAGACTTTTTTGTTGTTCAGGAGTCATTTCATCCCAAACAGACTTTGCATTTAGGTCAACAAATGCTATTTTTTCTTTAAGTTCGATTTTATCACTCATATTTTTCTTGGCTTAGTTTGTATAACATTTTAACACGATCTATGGCTTTTTGCAAGGCGGGATTGTCCTTTCCTGCTAATCGTATTCTAATCCATTCATTGTGGTCATCTAATTCTTTTTGACCGCCAGTCCGCACATCAAATCGTTTCGATTCTTCAGGATCATAATCCCAACCAACAGCTTTCCGAGTACTTGGGTCTGCTCCAAATTCTCTAGCATAGGTAGTGTTGCCGTCACGTTCGTAAATATAAGTTGCACCTGGTTTAAGACTGCCCATTTCATGTATCCTTATGCAAATTTCCGCTAACTGACACCCGCTTACTTTCGCGATCCCTGAATGGATAGACGTAATGCATTATCTCAGCAGGAAAAATTAAAATCATTTTTTCTTCTGGTTGCACAAGTGCATGTGCTGGAAATAAACTATTTGTATGCCCGTATGTAAATTGTATGGAACCTTCCGTATAGTCAATTTGTTGACGTCTTTTGTTCAAATAGTTAGCTCGATACTTAGGAGTTTTTAAATAGATTACATAAGATAAAGTTCCAAAATGATTATGTAAAGGCAAAAATCCATCATGTGCTTGTACATTAATCCATTGTTTTTTCAACTTTAAAATGTTATTTCCAATGTATTCTGTTACATGTACCTGGATGTTTTTTTCAATATAATCCTTGTGTTCTTCCTTTAAAAATGAAAAATCTGCACCATCCCAGAAGTTTTCATTCTGATGTAATTGTTCGTAAGACTCTAAATTATTTTCATATTCATTCAGCAAGAAATCGTAAAATTCTTGAGAAATCTTGCTTTGATAAATTTGAATACCGAGCGGAATTAATTTCATACTTGTTCGTCTTTAGGGAATAATTTTGCATCAAATGCCATAACTAACCGTGATCCAACACCCTTCCAAGGATAAACTGTATGTGGAATATAACTTGGAAATAAAATTACAGTTCCAGGAGTAGGAGTATATTTCCATGTATCCTGCATGATAAATTTTGTTAAATCTCTGTTCTGAGGCAGTTGGAAAACAACTTGACTGTCCGTTGGATTTTTAGTTTCGTCGTCTAATTCCGGAGCACTGATATAGATATTCCCGCTTAGATGAGCATTTGGATGTGTATGAATTTCTTGATAATCGCCTGACTCTTGTCTAATGGTCCAGATACTTCCGATAACTGGTTTACACATCTTTAACTCTTGATGGCCTGATTGTTGTGTCACTAGTTCCATGTAACCTTGACAGATACTTTCTAACCAATTTTTAAGCCATGTAACATCTAAATTTAAATCATTAGGGTATACATGTATCTGCTGACCGCCTCGAATACTAAGCATAGGATTACCACTATCATTCAATTCCGGATGGCGATGTAGCTCTTCAGCAAGGGCATAGATTTTGCTAAATTCTACTGGCGGTACTGTATCCATTGCCATAATTACGGGTTGAAAATATGCTACTTGTAATGTCATAATATTTTATCCAATTGAATAATTTCATTTTGTCTACTGATTTCTTTGACAAAATATACACAGTCTGGTTTATTTCCTTGTTGTAATGGAGTCGCTAATAATTGACTATTTTTCATTTTAGGAAAATACCATTTAACATCATTGTAAAAATTTACAATTTCAATCTTTTTAAACTCTACCCTAAACGAGCTTAGTGGATTGAAACACAATGCTTCAAAACCTCTGTCATTTAAACTAGTTAACGGTAAAATTTCAATGTCACATCCGCTTTGACTATCACCCACAGCAATTGACCAATCTATTGGCATTGCAATTTCATCATTGCCGATTCTTAAGACCATAGCTGGAGCGTTAAAACTTTCCAGGAATATTAAAGGCATGAATAAGAAATCCGGATCGTCTGGCGAACTGTTATCTAATACTGCGAATCTTGTATTTTCGTCTACTTCCTCTGGTAAGTTGTTCAATGAGAACATCTCGTTGTCTAATGTTAATATCTGCATAATTCCTTATTTTTGCCAATCTATCTTTTCAATCGTGAACGGATATTTGGCATCCTTGTAAAATTTCTTCCTCGTCGTGAGGTGACGCTTGGCAAATTTACAGGTCGACGTAACGTCCCAGATTTGTACAAAGTCTTTGTCTTCCGCTTTTCTAATGCCTCGCCCAATGCTTTGTATAACCCTAACAAAGCTCTTTCCGGGCTCAAGAAGAACCAGATTAAAAATACGGGGGATATTAATACCCACAGCGGCCACACCAAAAGTCGCCACAGTAATCTTGTTATCATTTGTTGCATGTTCTTTGTATTCCTCTTTGCGTTTCGTGCCTTTTACTTCGCCTGAAATAAAAACAGCGCCTTCTATCATTTCTGTTAATAATTTGCCTGTATCGATCCTATTGACTAGAATTAGTGTATTGCCTGTTTCTGCTAAGCCTTGAACTAGTTTACTAAAATATGTCATCCTGTCTTTGTTAGTGACAAGATACTTTAATTCTTCTTGATATGTTTTAAATTCTGGTAAATCTATTAGTTGTAAGATGTTTACATGTAAGTTACTAAGCACACCCATCTCTTGTAATTCATGTGCCTTAATTCCACCGACTACAGGACCTATTGATGCAAAAATAGGTTCAGCTTCAAACGCATCTTTAGGGACTGTACCAGTTAATCCCCAACGAATAGGTGCGTTACACAAGTTTTGTGTGAGTAAATTCTTAAGAACTTCTGCCTTAGCCATGTGTACTTCATCAACAATAACAGTCTTAACTCCGTCAAGGAATTCTGCCAGGGTGTAAGCTAATTCTGCATCCCAGTTCTTGGATTTTTTATCTAATATGTTAAGCGATTGCCAAGTACATATAGTATGTGTCTTACCTAAATCTTTACGATCACCATAATAAACGCCAACATCTAATTCAACGTTAATAAAATCTTCTTCTGTCTGGGTAACTAAGTCTTTGTTAGGAACAATAGTAATTGTGCGACCATATTTTTCAGCACAATGCGCTAGTGTCGCTGTCATAATAGTCTTACCAGCCCCGGTTGCAACTTCCTGCAATGCTTGAGTGTTAGTGAAAAATCTATTGACTACTTCCGTTTGATCATCACGTAACACAATAGGTTGTCCAGCAAATCTATGTCCTTCAGGCCATACTTTTCCTTGGTCTGCCCAGTAATTTGCAGTCACAGGAGTGAATTCAATTTTGCTAGTTGTACGCAAATCTTCTAATTCATCAATGTCAATATCCATGTCTGCAAGTATGCCAAGACACTTTTCTAGCTGACTCAAATAACCATTGCCGCCAAGCCCAAACATTGACACTTTACCGTCCCAACGACCTAATTTATAAGCTGGACGATAACGTGCAGTTGGATCTTCATACTTAAAAGTATTAGCCAATTTTTTGCGAGCTTCTAATTGCAAGCCTTCGAATTTAATGTTAACTTCGTCTCGAATTACTAATTTTACTGCCATGTGTTAACTATCCTTTTTTCAAACATAGTTGGCTGGTCTGCCCACTCAACTATGCAATCACAGCAGTTGGCATACACGGAAGTTTTACCGTGACGTAACCCCATTTTTGTGTCTAGCGCAATAACACTCATAGGACGCCATGGATTTTTCAGGAAAAATTTCGGTAATTTTCCACTCTGTACTGCGGCCACTTGTAGCGACTGATCTAACACACTATTATAATGTTTTTCTGAAATAATTTTGTTAAATTTCTTTCCAACTTCGTCATTTGTCAGTCTAAAGTAAACTCCAATTTTGTCAAAAATTCCATTTTCTTCAAGGGCATCTGACAAAATTTCAAGATTTTCTAAATATTTTTCATTGGCAAGAGAATCGAATACAACCAGTATAGGAGTGCGTTTTAAACTGATTAAACTTGCAATAATTTCTGAAATTTTGTGGTCTTTTTTGTCGATCCAAACTCGAGTTTTTTCTCGGTTAGCAATCACTTCGGTCAAATTTTCACCGATTTTTTTGGAAATTTCTGGTCGATACTGGTAGCGCATACTGCGGTCAATGATAATGTTTTGATCAATGGCAGTTTCTATTCCTAAGTCGGCTGTAATGTGTTTTTGGAAGTTTGTACTGGTCATGTTGCCGATTAAAAATTGGTCACATACTTCTTGTAATGACCAAGATTTTATGGTTTCATAGTGATTTTTCAGTGTTTCGTCAATTTCAAACTTAAAAGGTTTCAGTGCATCGACTAGTGTGATAATATTTCGTTCCGTAAGGTCTGCAACGTATTTTTTACCATTAGATGTCATATCTAAGTTTTCGCATAGTCGAGATGTGTCTTGCAAAACTTTGCGAATTTGTGAAGAAAATGTGAATTCTATGGTTATAGTTGCACAGTCATCGGGGTTAGGTGTTATATACATTTTTCTCACCTGTTCCACTTGCCGGAACGTTCTTGACCATATAGGATTGGAAATTACATGAGAAATTTCTTCAGAAAATTTCGATAATTTTTTAGAATTTTCTTCAAGAATTCGTAAAATTAGACGACCTTGGTTTTCAGTTATATAAGTAGGACTGGAAATTGAAGAATATAAACTCAACAATGTTCCGTAATCCTTTTTAGGTAAAACTGTTTTAGAATATGACTCAGGTTCGTCAATAATTTTTGTTAATAGTGTATCTACGTGCATATTAGTTAGTATACGCTTACTTTTTTCAAAGGTCAACCTCTTAGAAAAAATAGGCCTCAATATTATTTAAGGCCTATGGTCATAATTTTGGACAAATTAGTTATATACTTGCATCTTCCATTCCAGCGACACGTAATTTTACAATATTTGTAATTTGCCACTGTTTTTGGTCAAGTGCTTTAGTAATACCTAACCACTTGTTGCGTAGTAAGGCAAATTCGTTGATAATTTTTTCAAAGTCAACTACATCTGCCTCACCTTCGACAAATTTTTCACAATCTCGACTGCTTAGAGCACGTTGATAGTTTTCTAAGTACTTACGAAAGTGACTACTCTTCAAACGACGAAGTTCGATGTTAAGGTATTCTAAGATAGCTTCAATTTCCTGCAACTGAGCGAATCTTTGTTCAACAACACCTGGCATTGCCGCCGCGGCACGTTCAACATTTCCACTAATATTACATTCTTTTTTAGCTTCTAACAGTTCGGCTTCAAAATATTCAGCCGCATCTGGTATATTACTAATATCTTTCGAAACTTTAGAATACCACCC